TGTAAGACCAAATGTAACAAGTTCAGATCAATGGGGTATCGCAAGAGTAAACGTATTCTTAGATGCCGTCAGAACAGGCAGATTCAAAAGAGGAGCTTTTGATAGAGATTTACTACCTAAAGATCATCCATTATCAACAAGGGAATAATAAATGTCAGCTAACTTTAGTATTAGATATAAAAAGAACTCATGAATTTAGCTTATAAAAGAACTAAAAAGAAAATTGATGCTAGAAAAGAAGCATTTACGCAAGATAGAATACGCAGAGGCTTTGAACGTGCTGTTACACAAAAATTTATTAATTATTTTGATAAAGTAGGCAGAGAAGCAGGAAAAGCCTTAGAACAAAATGGCACACAAGGTTTTGATATATATTTAGCACAAACTAGACCTAGTGTTGAAAGAATATTACAACCCCATTGGTTTGAAGTTATAAAAACCTTTGCTACAAGAGTTGATAATTATTTATTTGTAAAAAGAGCAGATAATGAATTTTTTGTAGAATTACTAGAAAAATTTACTTTTAGAGTAGGCGCAAATCATATATCCGATATTGATAGTACAACAAGAAAACAATTACAAAGAGTTTTAGTATCAGGTCAGAAAGATGGATTACCTTTACCACAAATAGCTAAAAATATAAGAGAAAGATTTTCACCTAAGTTTACTAGGTCAAGATCAGCAACTATTGCTAGAACAGAAACGCATTCAGCAGCATCTTTTGCAAATCATCAACAAGGTTTAGAATATCAGAAGCTACAACCCAATTTAAACAAGCAATGGGTGGCTGTGAATGATGATAGGACAAGAGAGGCACATAGGATTGCCAATGGTCAAGTAGTGGCTATGGATGAGGATTTTATAGTGGGTGGTAGAGCTATGGAATATACAGGTGATCCTAAAGGGGGAGCTGCTAATGTTATTAATTGTAGATGTGCAATTATTTACATAGATGATGAAACTGAAGTCTTTGATGAGCAACAAAATGTAGTACAACCAGTGGAATTACAAGATATTCCAGTAACAGGCAATGCAAAACCTGTATCAATAGAAACTTTATTAGCTCCTGCTATAAATAATTCATTAAGAGGTGACAGTTTACCTATACGACCTGTAAAAGACATTAAAAAAGAATTTGATGAGAGACTAGAGGCTGTAAAATCAGAATATACAGATTTAAGAACAGAATTAACTCTTGAAGGCAGACCTTATGGAAGTAGATTTACAGGTACTAGTAAAGCTTTTAAAACAAGCCTAGCTAATTTAGATAATACAACAGCTACAGTAGTAAGAGAAGTTTTTAAAGAATTAGATGATTTAGCCGTAAGATTTAATATACCAAAACTAAATGGCATATACACTTCAAAGAGTAGAAAAGCTAATGGTTCAATGGGTGATGGACATTTAATGCTTAATTATAAATCATTAGATACATATGCAGCTTCTATTAAAGGTCTTGAAAGAAAAAAACCACAAAGTGTTATTGAGCAAGAAATAAAATGGAGAAAAGAAATAGATGATATTAATACACAAAGAGAAACATTACTAGACGAAGGTAAAGCTAAATTTAATTCTATTAGACAAAGATATGGATTAAGTGAATTAGTAGATGAAAATGGGAAAAGAATACCATTAGATTTTACAGCTTATAATGCTTGGTTTAATTCTTATGATAAATTAGTAAAAAAACAAAATTTACTATTAACTAAATTATCAAACTCAGAAGTAAAATATAGAGCTAGTGTCGACACAAAACCTGTTGCTACTTGGAAAAGAGGAGATGACATATCAGAACGACCTTGGTCTGTTAAAGAATATTTCGAAGATGGTATAGATAAAACTAGAAGCTTGATGTACCATGAGTTTGGTCATCATGTGCATCAAATCACAAAAGTTAAAAACACAAAAACATATCTTGATCCACCTATTGAGAGAAAAATAAGTGATTTACGCAATCGAAATATAGATACAGGTGCTTCTAAATATTCACGTACTGAGGGACAGGAATGGTTTGCAGAAAATTTTGCTTTATATTTTATGGGTAGAAAAGATTTAACTGCACCTGATTTTAATCAATTAATAAAAGAAATGATGGAGGAAGCGAATGGCATTAGGTAGAGGTGAAACTACATCACCAGAAGAAAATATAGCAAAACTATTATCAAAAGGTGAAAAGAATTGGACTAAACAGGATAAAAAGGACTTTGAGTTAGATATGTTGCTAGTAGGTCCAGAAAAAGCAAATGAAATAACTTTATGGCTAGATGAAACTCCTAGTTTACATTTAAAAAAATAAACACCATAAATAGTTAATTAAAATAAGGAAACACTATATGTTGCATTTAAAATTAAAATCTGATAGCTTAAAATTACCCACATGGGTGAAAGACAGCATATGCGGTCAAATATGAGTGGGAATAACTATGAATTATCTTGAAAAAGCCGTAATGAACGCATTGTTACCTATTTTAGATGATAGAGATAGGCAATGGGATTCTAGTGAAGCTATAGCGAGAATAAGAAACTTCACAAACAGTAAAGATAAACCTTCAGCTAGATATAAAAGAGCTTTTTTATATTATGATCCTGAAGATGAAGAAAATTTTGGTGGTTATAAATTACCAATAGCCGATATTGTTGATAATAAATTAGTAGCTATCCCAAGAGCTTTATTTGCTGTTGCAGGTGTATTAGCAGGAGCAAGAGGCGGTGTTGATATACCGACTGAAGATAAAGATAAGATAAAAAATAAAATTAACCAATATTATGAGAGAATGTCCACTATGTTTGATGATGAAAATATTGAATCACCAGTTAAATCTGAAGAAATGGAAATAGAATCTAAATCTTTAGATATTAAAACAGATTTTGAACTTAAAGCCGAAGGAGAAGAAGAAGGTATATTTGAAGGATATGCTAGTATCTTCGGTAATAAGGATTTAGGAAATGATGTTGTAGAAGAAGGCGCATTTGTTAAAAGCTTACGTAAGAGAAAAGCTAAAAATGTAAAAATGCTTTGGCAACATAAAACTGATATGCCAATCGGAGTATATGAAAGAATATCTGAAGATGGCGAAGGTTTAAAAGTTCGTGGTCGACTTGCACTTGGTACACAAGGTGGAAGAGATGCCTATGAATTGCTTAAAATGGGAGCTATAGATGGTTTATCTATCGGATATAAAGCTGATCCTAAAAAGCAACATTATGATGATAGAAGAAGAAAAAGGCATTTAAAAGAAGTTGATCTAATGGAGATTAGTCTTGTAACCTTTCCAATGAATCCAAAAGCACAGATTCAAGCAGTAAAGGGTGCTGACAGGACTATAAGGGACTGGGAAAAATTCCTTCGAGATGAAGGTGGTTTATCTCGGTCAGAAGCTAAGATTGCTAGTAAAGCAGTCTGTTCAAGTCTGACTGAACAATGGGATGTTGATTCTGAAGGCTCAAAGTCGTTAGTTAGTTCAATGAAAGAATTAATTAATAAATTTCAATCTAAATAAGGAGTAGTTCTATGAGTGATACTATAACTCAATCGGAACTCCGAGAAGCAGTTGAAGGTATTGGCAAAGCTTTTGAAGAATTTAAAGATGTCAACAACCAAAAAATTGCTGAATTGGAGAAAAAGGGTTCTGTAGATCCTATTACTGAAGAAAAACTACAGAAAGTAGAAAAAACTCTTGATGTTTATGAGGACTTTAATCAAAAAGCCACAAAAATATTCTTAGAGCAAAAAAATGTTAACGATAAGCTAGAAAAAATGGAAACTGCAATGAAAAGACCAGATGCAGGATATTCTTCTGAGCAAATCGACTTAACAGCTAAATCTTTCGAAAAACTTTTAAGAAAAGGTAAAGAAAGTTTAGACGAAATGGAATTAAAAACACTTACAGTATCAAATGATACTTCAGGTGGTTATTTAGCTCCACCAGAATATGTAAGAGAAATAATCAAAAAAGTAACTGAAATTTCTCCTATACGTTCTATCGCAAGAATCAGAAACACAACTAATCGTTCTGTTCAAATGCCAACTAGAACTGGTACATTTTCAGCGTCTTGGACTTCTGAAATTGGAACTAGATCAGAATCAACAGGTTTAACATATGGTTTAGAAGAAATCGCAGCGCATGAATTATATGCACTTGTAGATATCTCTGAGCAAGATGTAGAAGATCCAGTATTCAACATGCAAGATGAATTATCTAATGAGTTTGCAGAGCAATTTGCAAAAGCAGAAGGTACTTCTTTTGTTAATGGTACTGCACAAGGACAACCTGAAGGTTTCATGGTAAACGGTAGTGTTGCAGAAACTAATTCTGGTAATGGTACAGCTTTAACTATTGATGGTTTAATTGACCTATACTCAGCAGTTAAAACAGACTATGCAAGAAATGGTACTTTTGTAATGAACAGAGGTACATTAGGAAAAATCAGACAGTTAAATACTGGAACTGGTGGTTCTTATGTATTCCAAGCAGGTTTCTCTCTACAAGTAGGTGTTCCAAATACTATTCTTGGACAACCTTACGTTGAAGCAACAGATATGCCAGACGTTGGAGCAGGAGCTTATCCTGTAGCATTCGGAGATTTCCGTAGAGGCTACGCAATCGTTGATCGTATTGCTTTATCAATACTTCGTGATCCATATACACAAGCAAACACAGGCTCTATAAGATATATTGCTCGTAAACGTGTAGGTGGACAAGTTGTATTAGCTGAAGCTATCCGTAAACAAAAAGTAAGTGCATAGAAAGGGAGATAGACTATGAGTATGATTGATTTAGCAAATAATATTGCTGTTACACAATTAGTTGATCCTGTTACTGCAACTGCAACTACTAATTCAGCATCTATAGACCTCCAATTTGATAATGGAGCTATGGTTATTGTAAATATCGGTGAAAGTGGAGATACTTTATCAGGTAGTGTTTATTGGACACTTATCTTACAAGATAGTTCTGATGACTCAACTTGGGCTGCTGTTACTGATACTGATTACGTTACATGGGGAACTGTGAATGGATCAGGGGTATTTGCAACAATAGATGCCGCAGCTGAAGATGATAGTGTTCATAAAATAGGATATGTTGGTCCAAATAGATATGTAAGAGTAGCTATTACGGCAACAGGTTCACATTCTAATGGAACACCTATTGCAGCGAGTGGTTGCACTGCTCCAATTCATTTACCTGCTTCAGGCGGTAATGATGGAACACCAACTGGTTAACTATAATTTAGAGGGGGGTAACAAAGCTCCCCTCTATTTTTAAGGAGAATTTTATATGAAAATAACTATGAAAAAAAATATGCAAGGCTCAGGAAATGCTATCGGTAATGTAAGTATGACATATGAAGAAGGTCAAACTTATGATATGACAGAAGATTGGCAAAAAGAAATAGCTAATGCTTTTGTAGAAGCAGGAGGAGCAAAAGAAGTAGGAGCAAAAGAAACTAAAACTGTAGAACCTACAGAAACACAAGCAGAAGAAGCTCCAGTAAAAAAAACAAAGAAAACAAAGAAGTAAGGTATAAGTAATGTCAGGATTAACTACAGTAACAGCATATACAACCGATCCTATAAGCACTAATGATGTTAAGTTGGCATTACGAATACCTACGTCTGATTCAACACATGATACTCTTATAGGTGCTTGCAAAGACGCAGCTATTAAAACTTGTATGGAGTATTTACAAAGAACTTTTACCACAGAAACTTTAAAATTAGGTGTAGATGCTAATCCTTATAATAATGCAAGAGATTGGGATAACTTTAGTTATGGTGCTTTACCCATGTCTGAAGGTATGACAACTGGACCTTATATGTCTTATAGTAACAGAGAAATATATTTACCCAGACCACCTTTAGTTTCTGTTTCAAGTGTAAAAACGTATGATGATAGTGATACAGCTACAACAGTAAGTGCTTCTACATATTATGTTGATACACAATCACCAATAGGAAGAATTGTATTAAGAACAGGATCAACTTGGGATAATTTATTAAGAGTAGCTAATGCTATAGAAGTTACTTATGTAGCAGGTTATGGAGCAAATGCTTCCGATGTACCTGCACCAATACAAAGAGCTATGATAATAATGGCGACTAATTATTTTGAAAATCCAGAACCTGTTTTAAAACAAGAATCTACAAACATAGTATCTGGTCTATTACAATCTTTATTAAGACCTTATCAAGTAAGCAGGTTCGGTATTGGATTTAGCTAATGGCAAAGAAATCTATTGCTGTAGGTGATCTAAGATATTCCGTAATACTACAAAGCCGTTCACGTTCAACGGACACAGGTGGCGGTTATACAAGCTCATGGGGTAACACTAGAACCCTTTTTGCACAAGTAAAACCTATTAATGGAGATAATAGTATAGAAGGCGGTCGTAGAGATCATACTTTAACGCATGATGTTTATGTAAGATATTATTCAGATATAGATTACAAAGCAAATGGTGGACAAATGAGAATAACTTGGGATGACTATGGTACATCAAGAAGTTTAGCTGTAAAATATGTTTATACTATAGAAGAAAGAGATAGATGGTTGTTATTTAAATGTTCAGAAGGAACAGATTTGGATTTATAATGGCAGGAATTTCAATAAAAATAGTAAATGAAAGTAGATTTAGGACAGATTTAAATAATAAATCTAAATCAGTAACTAATAATATTATAAGAACTATTAATCAAACAGCAAATGCTATAAGAAACACAGCTGTTGTATCTATTATACAAAATAGTAGAGCAGGAGCAGAAGTAACTCGATATAGCCCTAAAAGAACAATAAGAATTTCCAAAGCAGGTGATCCTCCTGCTTCGGATACTGGTTATCTAGCTAACCAAATTGCGGTAAAGATAGATGCCAATGGTATGGGTGCAGATGTAATAAGTAATGCAGATTATAGTGAAGCCTTAGAATTTGGTACGCTTAAAATGCCTGCAAGACCTTTTATGCAACCTGCCTTAGAAGAAAATCGAAAAAAGTTCGATACAAATATGGCGAAAGCTATTAGACAAGGATTAAAATAAAGGAGGAAAACATGGATAAATTAATAGAAAGATTTAAAGAACCTTCATCATACGCTGCGCTTAGTGGTGTATTAGCTATGGCAGGAGTGATAATACCAAATGATTTATGGCAGAATGTTGCTTTAATCGGTTGTGGATTATGTGGTGCAGTAGGTTTTTTTAAAGGAGAAAAGAAATAATTAATCATAGACTCATGGCATTCAATATGGATGGTGATTTATCAGATACTA